TCGGGGATAGTTCATCACAAACATTCTACATTAATAATATAGAAGTCGGTGATCCTATTTCTTTTGGTGCGGGTGGTACCACACATTGGACTTGGGGTAATAATCAGGGACCAAGTCAACCATTTGGGTACTTAGCGAATTTATATTTTTATAATAGGAAATTAACGTTAGGAGAAATAACACAACAATACAATTATTTGGCCCCAAGATTTGTGGCACCTGTAACAAGTAACCTTAGGTTATATTATGACCCAAGTAATTTATCAAGTTACCCTGGAACAGGTACGACAATTAATGATTTATCAGGTAATGGTTTGAATGGTACAATGTCCAATATCACATATACATCACCATACTTCACATATAATGGAACTTCATCACAAGTTCAAGTTGCGGATAATGTGTTATTAGAACCAGGAAGTGGCGATTGGACTATAGAAGTATGGGTTAATCAAGCAGTATCGGGTAACGATGTTGTAATTGGAAAGTTTGATAATGGTGGTCTTACTGTAGATGTAAGTTATAGTATCAGAACAACTAATACTACATACTACGCTCAATTAGGTTCAGGTAGTGGTAGTGGTTCATCATTGTTTGTTAATAGTACAAACTACGTTGGAACGATTGGTACTTGGTATCAGATAGTTTATGTGTTTACTAATGTCGCATCTAATACACTTGAAACATTTGTAAATGGTGTAAGTATAGGAAGTGTAAGTCATAGTTTACCAAGTATATTAAACTCAACTAACCCACTTTACATAGGTAGTTATAATGGGGGGGAATACTCTCAATGGTTTGATGGAAAAATTGGTATTACACGTTTATACAACACATCACTTACCTCTACCCAAGTTTTACAAAACTTTAATGCGGATAAATCAAAATACGGATTATAACAATTACAATTTCTTAAGACAAAAAAAAAAGGAGCTTTTAAGCTCCTTTTTCATTTTCTTTAATTATTAGTTCACCTAGAACTTCCATTTTCCCGAGCAGTTCTTGAAAATCTATTTGTTCAATACCCATATCATCTTTAGTGGATGTGTATAGTTTTTCTAACAAATCTTTGTATTCTTTTTTAGCGTCTTCCATATCCAACTCACCTTTGGAAGCTTTTTCGTAATATTCTAATTTCACTTCGAAGTGATGGTATGTTAATAAAGCGAGACCACCTTTTTCTTTTGCGTTATCAACTATTTTTTCAGCACCACCCAATCTTGTCTCAGCGAATGATTCAAGTTTTGTTGAGTCGTCTTCGGCCAATTCAATGGGGTTAGCTCTACCATGTGTTGTTCTTACACTAGATGGTGCGTTACCAACAGGGTTAGCTGGGCCACGACCAACACCATCAGTCCATTTACGTTTTGTTGTACCAGTGGGGTTTTGTGATTGAGGGGTTGACCCATCCTCATTTAAACCCATCATAGTTTTTATACGTGATATTTGTTCGTTAATGTTTTCCATTTTTTTAATCATTTTTACTGTTATTAAATATATCTTCGATATCCTTAAAATCATCATTATCAGTTAAAGCTCTATAACTTGTGTAAGTTATTAATAACACAAATTCAAAAAATAATGTGTATATTATCGGGTGCCAATCTAATGGGTTTACTTTACCGATGGTAAGAGCTAAAATACCGTATACAAAACCACATTGGAATATCATCAAAACCAAAAACGGTATTATGTATAAACGGATGAGCTCTTTCATTTTAGTTAATGTAGTTTGTCAATTCATATTTACCAGATTCCATCCTATATAAAGATATTTGCAACATCTTTCTAGCTGGAACACCATCCTTCATTAATTCAACGCTGTAGCTAACAGTTTTTCCATAAGCAACATGTTCTGGGTTAATACTTTCCCAATTAACAGTATAACCTTTATGGGTAGCATATTCTTCAGCTGATTGTAAAGCACCAGCTTGTGTTTCAAAATATGTTTCTTGTTGGAGTTTTCTCGCCTCACCCATTTCTTCGTTTTCATATACTGGGCCGTCTTTACCACCTCTTGTTTGCATGAAAGATTTTTCTTCTTCTCTAATATTTAAATCATCCAAAGCATCTCTGGTACCTTTAAAACCAGGGATTTCATCTGTATTTTCCTCTTCATCACCGAACAAGTCATTAATTAATGACCCCACCATCCCTTCGAAATTGATGTCGTTACCATACTTACCCATGTTCCAAACATGTTTTAAAGCGTTTTCAAGGTAAGCAGCTCTATTATCAGAACTAACCATACTACCTTCCATCGCAAGATCCCATCCACCAATTGCGGATTCCTCATTTTTTTCAAATGTTTCTGGATCTCTATCTTGTTTATTAGCGGTTGCGTAATAAACTTCTTCACCTTTTTCTTTACCGTACTGGTCTTTGAATTTATCTTTAACCTCAACGTTCTCATCGGTTTCTTCTTCTCTCATGGAACCAACTATATCTGTAGGGGAAATTTCTTGTACAGCATCTTTACCATAGTTAATCTCATAGTCATCATCTTCTGGTGACATATTTGTAACTTTACCACTTGGGCTAGTATGTTTAACACCCATCATTTCTTGTATTCTGGTAAGTTCTTCGTTTAAGGTAATTTTTTTCATAAAAGCTTTTATTATAAATACTTTTATAAACGAAAAAAAGACGGTATTGGTAATTAAAATCTTAAGTCGTCCTAGCTGGACTCGAACCAACGACCTTCTGCGTATCAGGCAGACGCTCTAACCAACTGAGCTACAGGACGATAAATTAGATTTTGCTCAATAAACTTGGTTGGTTTATTGTTGCAAAAACAAGTTTATTGTACCTTCAGAGAGACTCGAACTCCCAACCTTTTCGTTCGTAGCGAAACGCTCTAATCCATTGAGCTATGAAGGTATTTTGGGTGACTGGTGGGTTTCGATCCCACTACCTCTTGAATCACAATCAAGTGCTCTCCCGATTGAGCTACAGACACCATATATGGTAGCGAGAGGGAGTTTCGAAATCCCGACCTTTCGGATATGAGCCGAATGCTCTTCCTCTGAGCTATCTCGCCATTAGTTGTCCCTTCAGGACTCGAACCTGAATTCTCTGGCTCAAAACCAGATGTGCTGCCATTACACCAAGGGACAATATAGTGGAGCCAGTGGGACTTGAACCCACATCCTCTACCTTGCAAGGGTAGCGCTCAGCCAATTGAGCTATGACCCCATTAATTTTGTCGAAGACTTATCTGTTTTAGACAATGATCCAACAGATACTGTTCAACATTTGGTATTTTCCTCAAGAAGTCATACTCATATGAATAACAAAGTATTTCTTCTCTTGGTGATTCTTGAACACCTCTATATCTAAGATAAAGATGTAAAGATTCATGTACAATAACAGCAGCAAGGTTATTTAGGGATTTTGCCCTAGCATCTGTAGATGATATTATTATACTTCCTTTTGTGTCTTTAGAACCCTCATTTGTTGAGTAGTTCCCAGACCAAAAAGTTATTTTATTACAAACTCGTAACACAAGTTTATAAGCGGTGGTATCCGTTTGTTTGATAATAGCTAAAGCGCTATCAGCTCTTAGATCCCAACCATCCCCAGCTTTATCGATCACAATTTGTGATTTACAAATCGTTGTGGATAAAACCATTACAATCATTAATATTAGTTTTCTCATATTAATAAATAGTGCCAGCAGGTGGACTCGAACCACCGAACCCGTAAGGGAGCAGATTTACAGTCTGCCGCAATTGCCGCTATGCGATACTGGCAAGTTAGGAAAGAGGAAGATGGTTCAGTGGACATCCTCTTTTACGATCGGCATTACTTGGGTGAATACCTGCAAACTCCGATCACACCAGTCAGTATTCACTCTCGAACTATTGATGCAATCATTCCCCGATCAACCTTTGTACACCCTATAGGACTCGAACCTATGACATCTGCCATGTAAGGGCAGCGCTCTACCAACTGAGCTAAAGGTGCATGTGTACCCCTGGCAGGACTCGAACCTGCAATGCTTTCGCTCTGGTTTCTAAAACCAGCGGCTATACCATTCGCCTACAAGGGCATTTAGCACGGATACAAGGATTCGAACCCTGAACTGTGGTTTTGGAGACCATTATGATACCATTTCACCATATCCGTGTATATTTGAGTATAAGGTTGGAATCGAACCAACACCGTTGGTTTTGCAGACCAACCGACCACCACGATCAACTTATACGTTTGTGTCCCCGACAGGACTCGAACCTGTGACTCCCTCATTAAAAGTGAGGTGCTCTAAACCAACTGAGCTACGAAGACATTTTGTCAGAATAGCTGGATTCGAACCAGCGATCCCCTGCGTCCAAGGCAGGTAGGGACGGCCTGACTCCCCCATATCCTGAAATAGTAGCGTAGACAGGACTCGAACCTGCACTATGTCCTCATCCCAAATGAGGCGGCCTACCAATTGGCCAACTACGCTATTTTTAAAATTACCAATACGTCAAAGAACTGCAAAAAAAAACCCTGAACTTGTAGGTTCAGGGCTTTGTGTTTTCTAGTTTTAGTTTTATCTATAACATCATGAAAATACTTGGTCTGAACCTGATACGGCACGAGGATACCACTGGCACACTGCCATCGGTTTAATCACTGCGATATGAAGGTTCATATTTTTCATTTTTATGTTATATTGTTATAATTAGTACAAAAGTAAGCAAAGTTTAGTTAATAAACAAGTTTTTTTTATTTTTTTTTAAAAATCGTCAAAATCATCGTCTTGATCACTCTTTTCGTTGCTATAATAACCCTCTTCAGCATCAGTCATTATAGTTTCAATCTCATAAAGAACATCATCTATACGACCAAAAATGTTTTCAGAAACATCATCTTTAAAATTTTCATTATTTATATCTTCTAATTTATTTTGTTGTTCATCAGCTAATACTGTTAACTGTTGTTGTAATTCTTTTAAGTATTCAAACGCAATTTTATTCATACCCTTTTTTGTCAATAAATATCTTGATTTATCGCAAAAGTTATTTTCATCTTTAGTACTTTTTTTTTGAAAGTAAATGGTTTTTTTAACTTTTTTCAGTATTTATTAATATCAAAACAAAACAACATGAAAAATTTCTTTTTAACGCTAGTAATGGCATGTTTAACCGTTATTGGTTACGCACAAACAACGGCACCATCAAATGGTAATTGGGTTATCGTTGACTCATCTTACAATGTTGGTCCACAATCACAAGGTTACACTTTAGCCAACCTTTATTATGACAACACAACAACGACTAAAATCGCTGGTTTACAGTTCCGTGTGTTCTACGACAAAGTAGCTTTCGGGGGTGCAAAACCAATCGTTACTTTACAGTACAGTTCTTCTGATCAGTACATGCAATATGTAGCGGATTCGGTTAATGGTAACATCACAGTTACGTTAGCTTATACAGGTACAAACACTGCATTTACATATGCTACTGGCGCTGCTTTCCAAATAAAATTCTTTCACCAAAACGCAACAGCATTCCAAGCTTTAACGAGCATTGATAGTTTAAAAGTGGTTGGTACTTTAACGTTCCCATCTTACGCTTCAACAATTGCTGGTATAGATACAACATTATCTTTGCATAGTTATGGTGGTGAATTTAAGATGAATAGATTGAAATACCACGGAAGATTTACAAACGTAACTGGTTCTGGGTCTAAAGATATTACAGTGGCTCTTGAGAAGAGGCCTAAGACATCAACTGGTGCCTGGACTCAAGTAAAACTTGATACAACAGACATTACTGGCTATTTCGCTTTTGACGAGATATTGGATACAACCTATTGGGATGCTCATTTATATGTTAAAGGTGATACAATGGCTATTGGTAATGAAGTTTCTGTTGCAGATGCACAAAGAGTTAACAAATACATACTTGGTGAGATGACACCAACTGGATTTGATTATTACGCTTCAGACGTTAACGGATCAAATAACATTACAATTGCTGACGTATCAGCCATCTATGGTCGTTTAGCGGGTAGATTCTCTGTATGGCCAAATGCTGTACAAGACATAAGATTCTTTACGGTTTCACAATATAACACTATTAACGGATCTTCAACTAACTACACATCAACTATCGCTGGTGTAACTAACTTAGTATTTGATATCATCGCTGGTCAACCAGACTCAGTAACATATTATGTATTAGGTGGTGGTGATGCTAACGGTACTGGATTTAACATGGCTCGTACAATCCCTATCGAAATCTTAAACCCTAGTAAAACCCCTAAATATATCATTGACGAAACTGTTGAATATGATTTCCCTACATCAACAATCGAAATCAATTTACCTAAAATTGAAGTTAGCGAAGGTAATTTAGTTAATGTACCTATGAAAGTTTTAACTGATGGTGGTCAGGTTGGTTCAATCCAATTAGCTTTAGCTTACGACAATGCTTTATTAGAATTTAAAGGTATCAAAACAGAACAAAAATTTATGAACTGGATGTCATTCTTAAACCCTAATAATGGAGTTGTTGAATGGGCTGGTGCTGATATGAGTAGAAATGAGTATTTAGCTAATAACAATGACGCTGTTTTAACGTTACAATTTTTAGCGTTATCACCACAAGTTGATTGGGATGATAGTCCATTATATGTTATTAGAAAATTCGCTGGTGATGCGAGTGCAACTGATTTAAGAATAACCCCAACAAATGGTGTTGTTAAAATATTCAAAATAAATGGTGGTGGTACATTAACCAAAGATTGTGAAATAATTGTTGCCCCTAACCCTACTGAAGGTTTGACTTATGTTAGCTTTAGTGTACCAGAAGATGGTGAAGTTACAGTTGGTTTTTATGACGCAAACGGTAGATTAGTATACACCGTATTCAGTGGTAAAATGTACGAAGGTAAGTATGTTTACCCTGTTGATTTAAGTAATGTTATACCAGGTACATACTATGGTATTTTAAAAACACAAAATGAAGTTAAAACAAATAAAACAATAAAACTAAACTAAAATTTAAAACAATGTCAGAAGAAACAAACGTACCTGAATCAGACGGAACATGGTCAGGTTTAAAGAAAACAATAATTGGTATCATCACAACAGCTGTTATGGCTGGTGGTACCTACTTTACCACAACTTTATTTGGTGGTGGTGATGATAAAGAAGAGACGAAGACAGAGCAAGCGGCTCCAGCCCCAGCGATCAACATAAGTGTTGATAACTCTTCTAAAAATAATGCAGCTGCTGGTGGTACTAACACTATCATCAAAGAAAAAACAACTGTGGTTGAAAAAGCAGCACCAGTTAAAGAAGAAAAACCAGCTAAAAAATCAGAAACTGAAGATAGTCCTTGGTAAGGAAAAAGAAAATAAATAAAACAAACGAAGAAGATATGAAAATTAAAGAAACTTTAAAAAGCATGGTTAGCTCACCAGCGCCTGTACAAGTAGAGGATAAAAACAGATTTTACTACATGTTGCAACAAATGCAATCTAATAGATGGAGAATAACAGCAATTGTATTGGGGTTATTCACATTAATAATTGTTGGTATCAACGCAGGTGTTTTCATGGGGGCTACAATCGGAGAAGACTGGAAAGAAATGTTATTAATTTTATTAGGTGCCTTTGTTGGTAACTTGAATAAAGTTGTTGACTACTGGTTTAATTCAGAAGATAGAGATAAGATGTTAATACAAAAAGTTGATGAGGAAGACGGTGTGTCTTTATCAAATACAACAGAAATTTAAAATGAAAAGAATATTTTTTATATTATTAATGATTGGTTGTTCTTGTGTTTACGCACAGGGACAACCAGTTACTATTGGTAGCGTTAAAACCGAAGAATATAAGGCTAGTTTTGAGCAAACACAATCTATTGATGTTGTTTCGAACTATACTGATACCGTAAAGTACCCAATCCAATTATTAAAAATTGGGTTCACAGAAGAACTTTATGAGATGTATCCTGAACTAAAAGATAAAAGAGTTGGTTTGGGTGTAACTAATATTGTTATCGAGTTCCTTGAAATGACTAATAGATTTGTCTTTACTGAAGATAAGTTAGAAATCAAAGAAAGAATGGTTAACCAATTTAAAGCATCTGATAAAGGTTTTACCGAAAACAAGGTAGATGGTAGGGGTAAAGTTAAATTAGCAAAATACTTTGTGTACATTGAGGTTTATGACTTTAGTGTATCCGAAGATGAGGTTGTTAAAGTTAATGGAAAAGCTACGGCAACACAAACAACCAGATTAGGTATGCAAGTTAAATTTGTTGATGCTGAGACTGGTGAGGTTATCGTTGGTTCTGGTTTAGGTGAAGCTAAAACTGTAAAAATGTCAACAATATTAGATGATGTGGATGAAATCAAATTTAATCAATCTACAATAGGCACATCAACAAAAAAAGCGTTAGAAACCGCATCATCTAGAGTTGTTGTAAAATTAATTAAAAAAGGTTTATTCAAGAATTAAAGGTGCGTGGGAATAAGATTAATTATAATTTTTTGTGTGTCTTTGCTATGCAGTATAGCAAATGCACAAACATTTAACTATTCCTATACAGACCCTTGTAATGGCAAGGTTTACAATTTATCAATTCCTTATGGGCAAAATCAAATAGCTGTAACGTACTACGGTCAAGTTAATACGTTTACAGCTAATGATTTTAATAACGGTGCGTTTGATAACTGGGCCGCTGGTGTTTTTAATCAATATCAAAACGCTTCACCATGTGGTGGTATTGGGACAGCTGTTACGGTGTCACAAACTCAAAGTACCGCTCTGAATGTAATTAGTATATTCGGAGCTTTATCGGCTATTAGTGATATGGCATCTAGTGGTACGGGAAATATAATGGCAGCCGCTGGGTCAATAAATAACGTGGGGGGTGGTAACGGTGATTCTAAATCCTCTAACAATAACAAAGAAAATAAAAATGGAAACAATTCTAGCGGATCAACAACTTCTGGTGGTTCTGGTAGTGGAAGTAATACTGGTTCTAATAATAATGAAGGTTCGAATGGGTCGAGTGGATCAGGGGGGCAAACTGGTAATTCGAGTGGATCAGGGGAGCAAACTGGTGGGTCAGGGGGACAAACTGGTGGTTCGAATGGGTCGGAAGAAAAAGGTAGTGCACCAAACAACACTGGTGGATCTGGTGGCTCGGGTGGAACCACTACAAGTGGTTCAGGCTCTGGTGGCTCAGGTGGTACCACCACAAGCAGCTCAGGTTCTGGTGGCGGGGACGGTGGTAGCTCTACACCAAATCAAACAGAAGGTAGTTCGGATAAAAAATCTGATGCCGTAGGTGGGACAACTAACGCTGTGAAAAGTGGTAGTAGTAATAGTAAAGGATCAGCTACAAGTAAAAATGGGGGTAGACCATCAATACTCATGAGTAGTGATTTGGTTGGTTTTCAATTCAATGAAGGAGAAATTAACAGGGGTTCAAGGGTTAATGCGGGCTACTCATCGGTAAGATATGACGGTCTAAGATCACATGGCCTTATGCTTGATTACACATCTTCAATACAAGGTGGTAACATTACTGGTTATTACGCTTGGATAAACCGTAAAGCAATTACACTACTTTCAAATACAATAACAATTGGTTTTGCTGGTAGTGGGTCTATGTATAACACCCTCGCTTTTGGTCAGATGAGGAGTATTAAAAAATTTAAAGCTGTTTACATGTTAACAGCTTCAGCTGGGCAAATATATAAAGAACCTTATTATGGGTCAGCAGCGATTATTGGTGGTAATAGGGATTTTAAAATAGGTAAAAGGGTTGATATTAAAACAATGGCTTTGTTCGTTTACGCACCTTTTGTTAGGTATTATGATGATGCTTTATTAAAATCACCATTTGTTATTTTACCAATCGTTGGTATGAATTTAGGTGTTACAAAAACATTTAAATTAAATTTTAATTTTGGCGGTGCTTATTCAATTGGGGATAATGTGTTAAACTACACTTTAATGATGGGTACAAGATTGGCGTTATGATGAGAAGGTTTTTTTTATTCTTGGTTATGTTTATCTGTTGTGCAAACATTGTTAACGCACAAGCAACCTCTATAACCGTTGGTGGTACCTCATCTAATTTATCCGTTTCATATAACACAACAAGTGTTGTTGATTCAGATTTAACAATAACAGCAAACGGTAATATAACGGGCTTTAGGGTTCAAATATCACAAACATATACTTCTGGTGATGTTTTGAGTTATACTGGAACGTTACCAAGCGGTGTAACAGCTTCATGGAACTCAACAACAGGTATATTAAGTTTTAACGGTACAACAACAGCAGCAAACTGGCAAACTCTTTTAAGAACGGTTACATTTAAATCAACAACAACAACTTGCTACGCTAATATAAGAAGAATCACTTTTGTTGCGGGTACAGTATTTTATAATCCATTAACCGAACATTTTTATGAATATGTTGCATCATCTGGATCTTGGACAAGTGCTAAAACCTCAGCTGAAAATCGCTCATATTTTGGTAGAGTTGGTTATTTAGCGACAATGTCATCTGAAGCTGAAAATAACTTTATCTGGAGAATTATGGCTAATGACGGTTGGTTTGGTGGTTCTGATGAGCTTTCACAAGTTAACACTGCAAAAGGTACAACAGCATTTGCTTCACAAGCTGCGGTAGAGGGGAAATGGCACTGGGTGACTGGCCCAGAAAAAGGTACACAATTTTCAAACGGTAACACCCCGAGTACAACAGTAATTAGTGGGCGATATCATAAGTGGGCTAGCGGGGAGCCAAATAACGCTGGTGGTGAACATTACGCACAATTCTATTCCGCAAATAGTGGTTCATGGAATGACTTACCTAACACAACTTTACCTGGTTATATTTGTGAATACGGTGACATGCCAGGTGATTTAACATCCAGTGTAACGATATTTACAAGGCGAATTAATGTTGGTAATGGATCAACTGGTACAATTAGTGGTGGGGATATAAATGTATGTTCTGGCTCAAATAGCACCACATTAACCCTTAATAGTATGACTGGTAGTGTCGCTAGATGGGAATCATCTTTTGATAACTTCTTTACAGCTGGTACAACAATATCAAGTACGTCAACAAGTATAACAATATCGAATATAACAAAAACAACTTATTATAGGGCAATTGTTAATTCAAGTAGTCCAGTAACCTGCTCATCATTAGCATCATCTAGTGTTTATCTATCTGTTAAACCAACTAATGCTGGGACAGTATTTGCGGCAAATAACACAATATGTGCTGGTGGTGTTGTTGAACTAACCTTATCTGGCCAACAAGGTAATATCAATAGATGGCAAAGATCAACAGATAATGTTAACTGGACAAATATAACAAACACAACCACAACTTTAACAGAAACAATATCATCATCTGGTACATATTATTATCGTGTGGAAGTTCAAACACCTAATTGTGGTAGCGCAGTTTTTTCAACCAGTAAAACCATTACTGTTATTTCTGGTACACCACCCACAGGTGGTTCAGTTTCATCAGCTGTGCATGCAACAACAACAAACTCTGGTACTTTAACTTTGAGTGGTCACACAGGTACAATAGTAAAGTGGCAAAGATCTGTAAACAATGGTGTTACGTGGACTGATATCGCTAATACAGGTACAACAAACAGTTATACAAATCAAACAGATGCAACATTATTTAGAGCCCAATTACAGAGTGGTACTTGCGGTTTTACTTTTTCTAATGCTGGTGTTATTGTGGTCGCACCATTTGCGTATTCTGGGTACGTTTACAACGCTGAGGGGGTTGGTGTTTCTGGGATAACAGTAAAACTACATTTTAAACTTAAAACACAATCAACATATACACTACTTGGTACATACACTACGGATGTGAGTGGTAAATATACGATAACAACTAATGAAAGTGTTAATTTAAATGATTTTAGAATTATAGTGGGTGAAAGCATTAGTATTTTAGCACCAGATGTGACGGATGCACAATTTTTTAACCAAAAAATATTTACACAATCTTTTAACTCTAAAGATTATTATAGAATGGATGTAAATAACAATAATATATTATCAATAACAGATGTTGTTTTAATCTTCCAAAGAAAAAATAATGTAATACCTAGTTGGTTAAATTCAACACCAAATTACAGATTATTTACAGCAGCGCAGTGGTCTGTTATTAACGGGTCTAATAGTAATCTAAAAACAACTTACAGTGGCACCCAATCCATTACAATGGATAATTTATCCCATAACGGGGCAACAAATTTTTATATAATAAGAACAGGTTATAAACAATAAAATTATGAAACAGTTTATTTTTTCGCTAATTATGATACTCGCAGTATCAAATTCAGCATTTTCTCAAACCAATGGGCCGATCTCAGCGTACCCTCAAATTTGTGTTAGTGTAGATTCGGTTTACAGCACAATGAAAATAAAAGAATTTAAAGATAGGAATATACTATTCGGGGTTAAACAAATTACCGAAGAAGTTTTATCTGAAAAATATTCATTATGCGAACAAAACGCCATACCAGTTATGGTTGAGATCACTAGAGTAGGTACACCGTCAACAACTTTTAGAATTGCTGGTGTTGGTGCGGCAACAGAAACAACACAAATACTACTAAAACTACATTTTGGGGATAAGATTGTTGATGGTATTGGTGAATCAGCGACAACCGCTAGTTACGCATTTATTGAATTGAAAGAGGGTAAGGTACCATTTAGTAAATCATCGATAGGTATTGCAATGAAAAAGGCTATAATTGACGCAGTTAGTAAACTATAAGATGAGATACTTAATAACAATACTATTAGTATGCGTTTTTGGCCGTTTAGAGGCCCAAATAAAGAGTTTTGACTTCGGTGGGGTATTACTTACAGGAAACAATAAAAACGTTCAGATAACGTCTAAAATGAGTTATGAACTTAATAATAAAAAAAAGGACGTTGGTGTTAGTTTAAACCCATATTATTTTTTATTCTATGGACAAAAAAATAACGAATTTATTAAACAATCTGAGGATGCCAGATTAAATATTTTTTCCTGGAAAGAGGTTAAAAATAATTACAGTGTGATTTTATTCTCAACTGTTGAACATTCTTTGGTTAAGAATTTGGACTTAAGTATTTCTGGTGGTATGGGTCTTAAAAAGTCATTTAAGACTAATAAATTGGGTGGTAGCGTATCACTCGCATATGTTTATGATAGGTCTGAAATATCAAAACTTTGGTTTGGTAGTAAAAGGTTATCGTATAGACATACTTTAAAATATAAGATAACTGATTATACCCTTGAACATAATATGTTGTTACAACCAGCTGTTGTCTCGACTAATGATTTAATCTGGGCTAAAAATACGGTTGGTAATTACAACCTATCAATAACCAAAGCAATTAAGAAAACAACATCCATTGGATTTGTTTATGAGGGGTATCTATCAACAATTAGTTCTGAACTAAATAAAAATATAAAACCTTTAGATCAAAGATTTAGTTTCATATTCAAGTATTCGATGCCTAATTAAATCAAATTTTTTTTCTTCGTATAAATCAAATATTTCTTTTGAGAAATTATCACTGAATATAAATGCATCTATTTTATCAGTAAAGAGGTCTCCCAACCTATCTTTATATATTAAAATTTTACGGCTGTCAACGTATCTTTTATTAAAACTCATATTATAATAATAAAAAAAGGCCTGGTAAAACCAAGCCTTTATTTTTAATTTAGTTTAATTAGACAGCTACACCATCTAAGAATAACTTTCCTAAAGTAGCGATAGCCGCTTTAGCTTCAGTTAATGTTTCAACTGCACTTCCGTTAGCTGTTGATCCGATATCAATAATACCAGCGTCATCAGCAGCACCAAAGAAATGAATTTCACCATTTTGAACAATAGCTGCGATATAACCAGATGCTGGTACTAATTGTGCACCATCTTCATACTCACATTCTACAGCTTTTCCATTTAAATTTTTTACAAATGCCATTTTAATTGTTTTTTAGTTTTATATTTATTTTATTTATTTTCATTAGTACCCGTTTCAGTCATTTTTTGAATATAGACATCTACTAATCTACTAACAGCTTCAGGTTTTTCATCCGCTTTAAATTTTACTTTTATTCTAGCCATTCCAGACCTATCGGTATTTTTACCAGAATCAACTTCAATACCTTTAATATTGTGTTGATAACCTTTCTTTTTGAAAAGACCTAGTAGGGATTTTTTAAGATCAGATACCTCACCATCACTATCCCCAAAAATAAGTCTAGCTTCAAATTCAATATCTAATTCATCTAAACCTATAGATGAGTGGTCGGCCAAAATATAAAGCGGTACATCCAAAGTTTTATCTCCTATTACAAAGGTTTGTATTTTGGGTGTACCGTCTTCATTGAAATAATTCCTAAGAGCATTAATATGCTGTCTTTCACTTATACCCTGAGAAACCATGGCAGCTTCTAGAAGTCCACCAACTAATTCCTCAATATTCAATCTTGACATATATGTTGTAATTTTTTTTCAAATGTAGTTAAAATTATTCATAAAGTCAAGTTATTGGTATTAAGCGTTTGTGTTAACAGATGGTGGAATTAAAGTTGGCTCTAACATTTGTGTTAGGTAATCCGATAATTTCAACATACCTTCTGTTGGTGGTAATTGCTCTGCGTGTACTTTTACTTCATATTTAGCTGAATTATCTGTACTTCTTGTGTTCTCCTTGTGAGTAGCAACACTACCAGACATATTAACTGAATATTTCATACCCCAGAATCCACCAGATGCACTAGCACTAAAGCTACCGCTTTTATCTTCTGATGTTTTGTCTACCTCAGATGTTTTAACTTCCATAGTAAAAGCAATATCAGCTGATGTGATAGCTAATGCTGGAAGTGGAACTAAAGGTAACATCGCAACTTTAGAATACAAAGTTTTAACCGACTGAGATCCATCTGTAGGATCAGTCATAACTCTTTGCATTTGAACGTCTAAAGAACGAGCTGTTGTGTTACCCTCTTTATCTGTTTGGAATGCAACTTCGTTGATGTATTTCCATGTTACATCGTTTAATTTTGCTTGCCCCTTCGCCATACCAACGATAGGTGACACAATCAGTTCTTCAATAGGAAGACCCGTAAATTGAGCGGAAATGTCTGCTGCCATAATTTTGTTTTTAGTTTTTTTATTTTTTATTTTTTATTTATAGATAATTATCCAAATTTAACCATACCCTTGTATTGTCTTTTTATGTCCTCTATTTCATTTAAAGTTTCCTTAAAAGTTTTTATAATTTCGTCATTTACCGCAAAATTAAACACAGTTTGACATGTCGGACATACCGATACAGGATTTTTAATAATAAAATCTAAACTAATGCCTAGGGGAGTTTGACAATTTGGGCAAGGTAAAGCCATGATAAATTATTTTAACAAGTTGTAAAATTCGTTAAAGTGTTTAATACGATCATCAAGACCTATTGTACCACCATTTACTCTTTTTGTTACAGCTGTAACAGTTGCTGTGTCAGCACCTTTATCGCAAATAGTCCAAAGATTATTTGAGTTAAAGAAAAATGCGGCTGAAGCCAACGGGTATTTAGTAGCAACTAGATCAGGATTTTCTAAAATATTATCATCAACCATTTTATCAAACGCTGTGTAGTTTGATTTACCAGTTAATTGAATGTAACCACGACCACGGAATTTAAAACCTTCACCAGATGTTTCGTCACCATTACCCATACGAGATGAATAAACACGGTTAGCAATTTTTTCTGGTTGGCGAGCATAAGACTCATTTAATGTACCTGGGAAATATTTTGGGAATATTTTTTTAAGACCATCAGCACTGTAATTTAAATTTTCAGTAACAGCTTTAAAACCACCAGATTCGTGACCACATTGAGCCAAGAAATGCGCTAATCTTAAAGTGTTTGTGATATTAAATTTAGCCGCTGTGTCAGGGATCTGTGCGATAACTGCATCAGGAATATGGCCTTTTAACGCTGCTAATTTAAAGTTTGATGGTGGTATTGCTACTGGAGCAGCAGCTGGCGCAGCTGGTTTTGAACCTTCATTCAAACCCATTTTTGCCCAAGTTGCATCACCAACAATACCGTCAGCGGTTAAACCATTAGCGGTTTGCCATTCTTTAACTAATTTTTCTGTTCCTGGACCGAAAGCACCATCAGCTGCCGTACCCAATTTCGCCTGGAGTTTTTTTACATCATCTCCTTTTGAACCTACTTTTAATAACATAATTCTTTTTTTTTGATTTTTTATTTTATTATACTAACAGTAAATACTTTCAAAAAATCCTTAAGACTCATTTTTTTAATTTCAGCAAAAAATTTTGCCGCTTCCAATCTTGAAGCGTGTTTGTTTGTTCTACCAATTGGTTCTTTGGTTTTATCGAATCTATTGTAAAAAATAATCATATGTTTGTTTATTAATAAATATTTAGGATTATAGGTTAATTTTCATTTTTATCAAGATATTTATTGAAAAAACTAAACTATTATTAAAACAAACTAACTATGGCAGCACCAGGTAAAAAGAAAACTTCTTCAACAGGTATTAAGGAGTTTAGACGTAAAATTAAAAAAAACAGAAAGGGTATCCACTCTAAAAATAAAAGTAGTAAAGGTAAAAATACTAAAAACTATAAGAAACCATATAGAGGCCAAGGTAGAAGATAACTTTAGAAAAAAAATTAAACCAGGTAGAGAGCTAATTATAAGTTAATTGTGGTTACTCTTGAACCAATATATATGGTAAAGTAAAGTCAAAAATTTAAATAACCTCTATAAAAAAAGCCACCGTAATTGGTGGCTTTTATATTTTATAGATCATCGTATATCATGAAGTATAACTCCTCTTTCGGCCTTGTAACCGCAACGTAGTGTATATTTCTTCCTTCCTCATCAACATCACCATCATCGGTAATAAAAGAGTACTCTGATAAGCTGTGCGTTAAACTACCGTGTTTAATTAACATCTCTGGGTCCGCAGAATTGATAACAACACATCTTGGGAACTCCCTACCTTTACTTTTATGGATTGAAGTTACAAACACATCAGAGTCACTATTTGATTCAATAAAGTCAACAAAATCTTGATTGTTTAAATAATAGGGTAGGACCTCATTTAATTTCTTTTTAAGACTATCCGTTATGTTAGATTTCTTAACGTTATCAAGATCTGTTTTTGTTATGTAATTAAAATACCTCATCGGTATTTTTTTCTTCAAAGCTTGTTTCTCAATTTCTTTAATGATATTGTTTGTTCTAACAAGTATGGTTAATGGGTTACCATCTTGCATCATCTCAAACAACCGCTTTTTTGTTATAAATTTCTCGTCAACAAAACCATCATGTTCCGATTCAGGTATTGCCATTAATGAACTAAACTTATTCGCATTTTCAACAATTCTTTTATGCGATCTAAAGTTTTTTGTTAATGTTAATTCAACAACAGTCTTTTTTTGTTTAAGTAACGATTCAATTTTTTCACAGTTAGCACCAGAAAAGCCGTAGATTGATTGGTTTTTATCACCGATAAGATAGTATTGTTTTGCGTTGATCGCTGACAATATTTTCATTTGGAGTGTTGAGGTATCTTGGTACTCATCAATGAATATGTAATCGTACATACCATTAAAAAAATCTTTATGTTCTGGGTTTCTTGTTAACTTTTCTGTGTCAATCAACATATCAGAAAAATCACGACTGTTTGTTTCCCTTAAAAAGGCCACGTAGTGATCATAAAAATTAGGTTTTGGTGCTTTAACCCCATCATAGAACTGTAATTTATAAGCTGAAAATGAAGATGATATACCAGTACCTTCTTCATAAAATCTTTCAATGGTTGAGTAATACTCCTCTCTAATTTTCCTTGGGTCTTTAAATGACGGCTTCTTTTTGTCACGATACCAGTTTATAAAATCATAAAACGTTACGATTGGTTTAAACTTGCCTAATTTTGCTAGGGTTGCGCTTGTAAAACTGTGTATAGTTGTAATTTTAACCTCATTATCAATACGGCTCCTTAGTTCATTTACAGCATCATTAGTAAATGAGAAGAAAATTATTCTACTGGGGTCAACACCACTTGCTAATAGGTGGTTTAATCTACCTACTGTTGAGTGGGTTTTACCGCTTCCAGCTGTTGCTGATAATATTACGGATTCTGGCCCGCTAAACTCAATAAATTCAAGTTGTTCTTTAGTATATCCTTTCATGTTTACAAAATTAGGAATTTATTTGGTTATAAACAAATTTTTTTTTACTTTTGTGTCATGGGTATAATAACATTTAAAGGTGCGTTTGATGCACATATCAAAAAATTTAGTAGGATTAAATTGGATGAGAGGGACATCCACAACTGCGTTTCGTTTATTAGGTGTGTTGTTAAGAAACAACATAATACAACAAAATTAGTTAAAAATAACCAGAAATACAAGGAGATGTTTACACTAGCTTGTGCAATAACGGCCATTTCAAAACGTGTTCAACACCCTATCATGGATTATAATAATGTTAATGTTGAACCATTGCAACAATTGCGATCGTCTTTTGAAAAATGGGTTGATGTTATTATATTTAACTATAATGAGTTCCCAATTTTTTATAAACCAATGTATAAAAAGGCTATTTTTATATGTAAAGTTAGTGACACCGAGTTCATTGTTTGTGGATACGCAACCCCTAGACTGATTGATAGTTTCCACTCAAAAATGCTAGTTAATAACCAAACAATACGGGAACAATCAAATATGAGTGCTTTTTATGGTTTTGAGCATTTAAGACCGATACCAAATAATGTATACGACTTTAAGAATTTATTCATTTAACTAGATATTTATAATATAATATCATTAGTAATGGGTAAAAAAATATACAAAATGACCGAAAGCCAGATGGCTAAAATTTTGAGTAATAGAGGTTCAAAAAATAACGATTTATCATCCCCTAAAGATGAGGGTTTGAGTCTTGATGTGATTTCGGAATTGTTCTCAATTCATGAGGAAGCGGAAAATCCAGCGTTTTACATTTCAAAAAGTAAAAATAATTTTGGTAAACCCATGATGGAAAAATCCGATGATTGTTATCATGTTGTTGTTAATCCAGAATATAAAGACCTTTCTTTTGTTTTTGAAGTTATTAATGATATGTATGAAAACAAAGAGTTTGAGTCATTAATTTCTGAATCAGATATTGTCTGTGAGGAATGTTTTGAGTTATCTATTGAGAAAAAATTAATGGAGAATTTTGACTCTTGGGTATTAAAAGATTTGGTTTCTGAAGATGTAAAATACCATTTAAGTAATAGTATACCTTTATTAGAGAATGAATACAGACCTGGTAGTGAAAAACATGCTTTGCTTATTAAGGAAGCTAGAAATCTTTGGGAAAAGAAGGTGATTAGGTTATCAGCTTTAGATACAAAGTTATTTGAAAATACAGATTTAGGTAGATTTGACTTATTTGAAGGCCAGATGGTTCCATTGGATTTACCATTTACTGAGGATATGCCAGAAGACGAACTCATAGCTGAGGCAAAGTATCAGGGTAAAGAAGTTGAACTCGGTAAACCTAAAAGAGGGGGTTCTAAAAAGTTTTATGTTTACGTTAGAAAACCAGGTGGTGGTGTTAAGAAAGTTTCTTTTGGTGATACAACTGGTTTATCTGTTAAGTTAAATAACCCAGCAGCACGTAAGGCGTTTGCTTCTAGACATGATTGTGCTAATAAAAAGGATAGAACAAAGGCGTCTTATTGGTCATGTAGATTACCTAGATACGCTAGTTTACTTGGATTAAAATCTAAATTTGGTGGATACTGGTAAACCATACAAAGACATTGAGGTTGGTGACAATTATGTCATAAGAGAATTTGATGAAAATATTGACCCTATTGAACTTATGTGGCATAGGGATAATGAAGATCGTGTTGTTGAGGTATTAAACACAACCGATTGGAAATTTCAATACGATAATCAATTACCCATTCCGTTAAAAGAAAATGTCTCACTAAAAATAGCGAGACATGACTGGCACAGAGTTATAAAGGGTACTGGTAATCTTAGGTTAAAAATAACTAAAAGTTAATTCTACAGGCTCCGTAAACACCTTCATAACCATCTTCATCATCTAACCACTGAAGACCAGCGTTTGGCCCACCGTAGAATATAAAATTAGAATTTTCATCCATAAACTTTTCCTCTTTTCCAGGTGAAACAACAATTTCAACACCCTGCAATTTTATGGGTTGGTCTTTTATTTCATAATTTATCACACCACCATAACTGAAGATGTATAAAGGGTTGTATTTAGCAAATCTACTAAATAACTGTATATTAATTTTTCTGTCACACTTTATTTCACTGTTAAAAGTATAACATAACATTTCAGCTGTGGCTCTATCAACTTTAAATTTATGTACTGATAATATCTCAGCTAATGGGTTTTCGTAAATCATTTACCAAATTATCTATCTTATCGTACAGATCATGTAAAGTACGATCGTTTATTATTTCGGTTGTAATACCAACAATGGAGTCCATTTCTTTTTCAGACGCATGCTCATCACCAGTACTTAGATTTGGTCTTTGCACTGACAATATTGTACCACCCATCTTTAATATCGCATCAACTTCATGTTGAAATCTAACATCGCAAATAACGACATCCAGATCTTTATTTTGGTTATACCATTGTTCAAAACGTTTAACCCAAAAACTTCTACCAAATACCTGTAATTCTGGTATATATTTTGGCATGTCGTATTGAAAAACCTCAGTACCCATTATCTGTAATACTAATCTTGGTGTGATTCCCCAGGTTGGGTCGATTTCGTCTTTGGCATCACCAAAAACTTGGTCTTCGGTAAAACCGAATAATTCCATCGCACCACGTTTGATTGGATTAGCGAAACTATATTTCACAAAATTTTTGTTAGCAACAAGGTAATCACCTGTAGTGTCTTTACCTGAACGTTTTTTTCCTAGAATACCTACTATCATTTTTATTTATTTATACAATAGTAGTAAAAACGTTTTAAAAAAACAAATCCCCTTTCGGGGATTTTATTATTTATTTATTTCATTTAAAAATTCGTCTATAACCGATTTATGTATTCTTCTTAAATAATCTTTTGGTTGTTCTTGAACTGGCTCTTCTGGTGTCATTTCCTCAGCACCTGGTTCAGCTTCTGTTGTATCCTCAGAATCTTTGTTTTGTAGTTTATTTAACATATCATTCATATCTTCTTCTGTTATCTTTGTCATATCGATTGCAGATAAGATTGAATTAACAACGTATTTATAATCTTTTGATTCCAATTCTTGAGCACCATCTCTCATTTTTTGGGTTAGCTTACCAGTAAGTTTTTGAACAGTTTTTAAAATAGGTTCATCAACATTCTCAGTACCAGTTTCTTCTGCTGGTGCTGCTGGCACCTCTGCTGCCGCTGGATCGGTTGTAGTATCCACACCCATATCAGTAGGTGTTTCACTTGAAAAATCCGTGGCTAATTCAGCTGGTTCTTCGACTGGTGCCGCTGGTTCAGCTGTGGTATCCACACCCATATCTGCTGTTGTATCAACGGCTGGTGCTGGATTACTGTTTTTAAGTTTTAGGATATAACGCTCAGTTATGCTTTTTTTTTTAAAACATCGATGTTTTCTTTAAAATCAACAGACTCGTTAATTTGTTTAAACATCATATTTAAATGTTTTAAGGCATCAGCGTATGATTTGTATGAATGTTCATGTATATTTTGAACACCACTTAGATAATCGTATTCACCGTCAGCGTTTTTAGCTTTGATGTATACATGTTTTTCTTCCTGTACGATACCATATTCGGTACCATTGGCTGCTACAGCCTCGTGTAATACATTAGACGAATGACCAAGAGTTGGTTTACTTTCGTTAATCATCTCTTTTTTAATACCAGCAATCTCTAAGATTCTAGCTAATTTTTCGTCTACGTTTTCTATTTTTTCAGAACCTATTGGTTTCATATCTTATTTATTTAAAATAATTATTCTTCTTATAAATATAAGCAAAAAGAGGAAAATATCAATATTCCAGATTTTCTAACGATAAAAATTCATCTTTAACATCAATACCCATATCAGCTAATTTTTCCATGTACCCAGATCTTCTTAAATATTTAAAAACTAAATTTTCAGTACTAAACTCCCCAGTTGCATTTAATCCGCTTTTTCTGTAGGCCTTAATCTTTTCTTTTAGTTTTTTCAACTTTAAAATTTTAGCATCAGGATCCTCTTCATTGGTGATGTCATTTAATTTTTTATTGAATTCTTTTACTTTTTTGACAATATCTTTTTTATTTATTTCTGGTTTATCTTTACTTGGTTCTTTTCTCCATTTATTGTAAAGAATGCTGTATATCCCATCCGCTGCATCTAAAATCTCTTCCGTATCTTGAACATATAATTCAACATCAAAACCTTTGATTTTAATATCGTGTTTTAAATTATATAATTCTTTTTTAGCTGTAAAAAATTCGTCAACTAAAACAGAATCATCATTAACAGCTTTTTTATCAACAACAACATGTAAATCAATATCAGAATACTCAGACCAATTGTAATTAGCTAAACTACCAACAAACAAAATATCTTCAATAGCAAAACTATCAATACCAAGACTTTCAATAAAATCTTTTGCTATTGCAATTAAACGTTCTCTAATCTCTTTTTTAAGTTTTATACCCTTAAAATCATCAGATGATGGGTTTTCCCATATGTCTGAATATAAGCTAGGTCGAACAGTAAAACTCCTTAAAATATTGTCCATATCAGATAAATATCTGTATTTTCGGTTAAATTAAGTAATCTTCCTCAAATTCTTCAGAAATATAGTGTTCATCCTTTTTTTCGATCCAACCTGTGATGATATATTTGTATTGACCATTTTGTGGGGGATTACCACGATGTTTGTGTGTCCATAAGGCTGGGGCTATAACTAATTTACCAGTTTCTGGTTTTACTTTTTGCTGGTTAAATTTAAATTCAGTTTCACCACCATCAACATCATTTAGATAATAAATAAAAAATAATTCTCTTTTAGCCGTTGTGCCGCCCTCATTTTCATGGTGCCAGGCATAATATCCTTGGTCATCGATATATCTCTGCATTTGCATATGTGGTTGGCCGTTATTACCAGCAATATAACAAGATTGAGCTGTTCTCACGGCAGAGGCTTTTGATGCAAACCCACCAGTAATTGTCATAAAACTGTTTTGTTCAATATATTCAACAAGATTACCCAATAAATTTTCTCTTAAGTAATCATAGATATATAACCAATTTGGGTTATCCAGATTTAAGTGAATCATCAAATCTGTTGAGGATTTAACGAGTTTATTAACACCAGCACCGCTAATACCTTCCGTTTGGTTTTTAGATGTTTCAAATTCGTTTATGATAAAATCACAAACTTCTCTAGGAATAGTGTTTTCGTATATTTTAATTAAATTATCCATTATAATATTTTGTTATAAATAATTTTAAAGCTGTTAATATCATCATTTAATCTTAATGGTATACCCTTATGATCGGTAAAATCACATAATTCCGAATTTTTAAAGAAAACAAAGGTGTTACAACCAAATCTATTTGATATGTCATCAGAATATTCTTTAACTTTTCTGGCGAATTCACCAAAATCATTACCATCATTATCAAATAATATAAGAATATTATTTTTTTCAAGTATATTGGTGTAGGTGTATATTAATCTATTTTCTTGCCAAAATTCCACTCTCCAATTACCTATCTCATTCATCGGATAAGCCCCCCATGTTCCACCATTTAAGAACATTTCACCGAAAAACTCATCATTATAATACCATTTAACAAGGTAATTTTGGTTACCACGTATGGAAACCTTCGCCATATTATGGAAAGTTATATTAGCTCTTGATTCATATCTTACATCAACGTACATAGGTTAAATTTTTCTATAGGTGAATGATTTTGCGATATTACTATTAAAATATTTACCTTGACTTTCCGCTAAATTCATAGCAGCAAAAGTTTCATGAGGTACATCATCATACTCATAGATCGCACCGTTATTAAATGTTACTTGTAGTTTTTTAGTGTTGGTATTGTACTTACCTTCTTTAATATTTGAGCTTTCATACGAAACTACAACGTTCTCACCCAAATACTGTTTACTTGTTACTGACATTTTCTTCTTCGATGTTAAATTTTACTGTTGGTGTTATTTTTACAAAGTTTTTTATCTTATCCAATTCATATACAATCGTATTGTTAATGATAACTGGCCCATTATCAGTTTCTTCTGTGGATTTTGTTGTTATAATTAAATGATTACCGCTGATCATAGACACAATTTTGTTTAAATCGTGATTGGAGTATTCGATGAAATTACCATCCTTAAAATAGATTGTTGTTTTTTCCATAATATTTATTTTTAACAAAAATAGGTAAAAAGTTTGGTTATGTCAAGATTATTACTATCTTTGCATAAAATATATACTCGCACATGAAAGAAAAAATGACAAACGAATTGAGAAGCGCCTTTACCAGAGGGCAATCCGTGGCAATTAAGTACAACGATTCAATGCTTAGGTTACAGCATGTTATATTTGGTATTCTCACTACTGAGAATATGATATATGAGGTTATTAAGAACAAAGTCCTTGATTTTGACGTAATGGTTAATGATTTAAACGACATTAATAAGAGATTGTCGGATTCATCAAGCGATAAACAAGATGGTATCTTACCGTTTGAACCAGAATTACAGGAAATAATAAAAGAGTGTATTGTTAGAAAAAAACCCACTGACCACATTACAGTTGAGTTATTTTTTCTAATTTCGATGGAGAAAGATAATGCGATTGTTAAATTATTCAAGGAATATGGTTTAACAAAAACGTTTATTGCTAAAAAAATTAAACAGTTGTCAACACCTCAATCGAGTATATTTTCTAATGATGATGAAATCCCTAAGGATAGAAAACCATTAAATGAGGCTAATAAAAATATTAAATCAAAAACACCAACGTTGGATAATTTTGGCCGTGATTTAACTGTGTTAGCGCAAGAGGGTAAATTAGACCCAGTTATTGGTCGTAGTTCTGAGGTGGAAAGAGTTTGTCAAATTCTAACGAGAAGAAAGAAAAATAACCCAATCCTTATTGGTGATCCAGGTGTTGGTAAAACAGCTATCGCTGAAAGCTTGGCAATTAAAATCGCAAATGGTGATTGCCCAAGGCCTTTAATGAATAAACGTGTCGTAACATTGGACATGACATCGTTAGTTGCTGGTACAAAATATCGTGGTCAATTCGAAGAGAGAATTAAAGCAATCGTTGATGAAGCTAAGGATAACCCAAATGTAATCCTTTTTATTGATGAATTACATACAATCGTTGGTGCTGGTAACTCTTCTGGTTCTTTGGACGCTGCAAACGTATTTAAACCAGCTTTAGCACGTGGTGAACTTCAATGTATTGGTGCTACAACTCTTGACGAGTATCGTGAGCATATTGAAAAAGATGGTGCGCTGGATCGTAGATTCCAAAAAGTTATGGTTAACCCACCTCAATTGGATGAGACGAAACAAATCTTGATGAATATTAAAGAAAGGTATGAAGATTTCCATAAGGTAACTTATACCGAAGAGGCTATTAATGAAATCATTGCATTGGCCGATCGTTACATTACAAATAGAGAGTTCCCTGATAAAGCTATCGACATTATGGATGAAGCTGGTTCAAGAACTCAGGTTGCAATTAAGGCACCACAAAAAATTAAAGACCTTGAGACTAAATTAAAAGACATCAAGGAACAAAAACAACTTGTTGTTAAAACGCAAAATTTTGAACAAGCTGCACAACTTCGTGACCAAGAAAAGAAAATTATAACTGAATTAGAAAAAGAAAATTCGGTTTGGAAATTATCGATTAATGATAAAAGGAATATTGTTGATGCGGATATGATTTCTGAAGTTGTCTCAATGATGACTGGTATACCTGTTAGCAAAGTATCTGAAAATGAAATAACTAGGTTATTATCAATGGATAAAGAATTAGCTAATTGTGTAATTGGTCAGTCAGATGCAATTGATAAAGTAGTTTCATCTATTAAAAGAAATAGAACTGGTATTAGAAAACAATCTAAACCAATCGGTTCATTCTTATTTATCGGACCAACTGGTGTTGGTAAAACGGAATTAGCGAAATCTTTGGCTGAGAAAGTTTTTGGCTCACAGAATGCTATCATTCGTGTTGATATGTCAGAATATTCTGAAAAATTTAACATTAGTAAATTGATTGGAGCGCCCCCAGGATATGTTGGTTACAATGAAGGTGGTCAATTAACCGAGAAAGTTAAGAATAAACCATACTCTTTGGTTTTATTTGACGAGATTGAAAAAGCTCACCCAGATATTTTTAACGTAATGCTCCAACTATTGGATGAAGGTTTCCTAACTGATGGTAATGGTAGAAAAATTAACTTTAAAAACACCATTATTATCATGACTTCAAATATTGGGTTAAAAGAAGTTCAAGATTTTGGTACAAAGATTGGTTTTAGTGATTCTGAAACTGAGTCCAATACTAATTCAAAAAGTATTATTGAAAAAAATCTTAAGAAAACTTTTAAACCAGAATTTATTAATCGTTTGGATGAGATTGTCTATTTTAATTACTTAACACAAGATGATGTGATTAAAATCATTGATTTACAATTAAAAGATTTTGAGAATCATTTAAATAAAATCGGCTTTACTGTTAAAATTGATAAAAAAACTAAAGATTTTATTTTAGAAAAAGGTTTTAATAAATTATATGGGGCAAGAGAGATCCAAAGAACCATACAAAAATATGTTGAGGATCCTATTTCTGACGAAATGTTACGTAAACAAATGCCTAAATCTGGTAAAATAGTTATAACCTATAATACTAAGGTTGAAAAAATAAACGTGAGTATTACGGAGTAAAAAAAAATAAGTAAAAAAAAACTTGTTACTGTTGCCTTATTGAGTTTTAGTACTATTTATATGTTAGTAAGTTTAAACTAACATATATAAATGGCAACAGTAACAATTTATCTTAGAGATGATCTAGGAAGGGCACTATCCTATGCGGAATTAGATGCTAACTTCCAGAATATAAAGGACGTTATAGAAAATCTTGGAATAGATGATCTATCAGACGTTGTAATAAGTGGCCCCAATGAAGGGGACATTTTAGTTTGGAATAATACCACACTTCAGTGGGAAAATACCCAAGATCTTAAAGGGATATACACCCTAAATCAATTATTTGTTACTGGTATGACCGAAAATAGTTCTCCAAACTATTTCGTGTCGTTTAATTCTGCTACTGGTGAATATTCTTATTCACCCTTATTAGCAGGTACATCTGGTACCGCTGGTACTTCAGGTTATTCAGGTTTAGGTGGTTCTTACGGTACTTCTGGTGAGTCAGGAACATCTGGTTCAACGGGATCAGATGGTTCTTCAGGAAATGATGGTAGTTTTGGTACTTCTGGTGTTTCAGGTGAATCAGGATCAACTGGAACTTCAGGTGAAAGTGGTGCAGATGGTTCCAACGGAACTTCAGGTATAAGTGGCGATAGCGGTTCTACAGGATCCGATGGTTCTTCAGGTAATGACGGTAGTTTTGGTACTTCTGGTCAATCAGGGGAATCAGGATCAACTGGTACAGATGGTTCTTCGGGGAATGATGGTTCTAACGGAACAAGTGGTCAATCAGGTGAATCTGGTTCAACTGGTTCAGATGGTTCTTCGGGGAATGATGGTTCTTTTGGTACAAGTGGTATTTCGGGTGAAAGCGGATCTACAGGAACAGATGGTAGTTCGGGTAACGATGGTAGCTTTGGTACATCTGGTGTTAGTGGAGAAAGTGGGAGCACGGGTTCAGATGGATCTTCAGGAGCAGACGGTAGTTTTGGAACTTCAGGTATATCAGGTGAAAGTGGTTCTTCGGGAACAAATGGCGAAAGCGGTAATGACGGTTCCAACGGAACTTCAGGTATAAGTGGCGATAGCGGTTCAACTGGTTCAGACGGTTCTTCAGGAGCGGATGGTTCTTTTGGTACAAGTGGTGTTTCAGGTGAAAGCGGTTCAACTGGTACTTCTGGTTTAAATGGTGTTGATGGTAGTTCTGGTGTTTCAGGTTCAGATGGTACATCTGGATTATCTGGTGTTGATGGTAGTTTTGGTACTTCAGGGTTGTCAGGTGAGTCTGGATCAACAGGTTCTGACGGTTCTTCAGGAAATGATGGTAGTTTTGGAACATCTGGTCAATCAGGAGAATCTGGTAGCACAGGTACTGACGGTTCTTCAGGAAATGACGGTAGTTTTGGTACAAGTGGTCAATCGGGTGAAAGTGGAAGCAACGGAACTTCAGGTGAAAGTGGTAATGACGGTTCCAATGGAACTTCAGGTATAAGTGGAGAAAGTGGTAGCACTGGCACAGACGGTTTATCGGGTGCTGATGGTTCATTCGGAACATCTGGTCAATCAGGCGAAAGCGGATCAACAGGTACAGATGGTAGTAGTGGTGATAATGGTTCCAATGGGACTTCAGGTGTTTCAGGGGAATCTGGAAGCACAGGGTCCGATGGATCTTCAGGAAATGATGGTTCATTTGGTACAAGTGGTTTAAGTGGTGAGTCAGGATCTACAGGATCCAATGGATCTTCAGGTAATGACGGTAGTTTTGGAACAAGTGGTATTTCAGGTGAAAGTGGTTCAACTGGAACTGATGGTAGTTCAGGAAATGACGGTTCCAACGGAACTTCTGGTATTTCAGGTGAAAGCGGTTCTACAGGATCCGATGGTTCTTCAGGTAATGACGGTTCTTTTGGAACCTCTGGATTGTCAGGTGAATCTGGTAGTACGGGTACTAACGGTTCTTCGGGGAATGATGGTTCCAACGGAACTTCAGGTGAAAGTGGTGAAAGTGGATCGACTGGAACAGATGGTACTTCGGGGAATGATGGTTCCAACGGAACTTCAGGTATAAGCGGTGAAAGCGGATCGACTGGTACAGATGGATCTTCAGGAAATGATGGTAGTTTTGGTACGAGTGGTGTTTCTGGTGAATCTGGTAGTACGGGTTCTGACGGTAGTAGTGGAAATGACGGATCTTTTGGGACAAGTGGTATATCAGGTGAAAGTGGTAGCACTGGAACAGATGGAAGTTCAGGAAATGAGGGTTCCAACGGAACTTCTGGTATAAGTGGCGAGTCAGGTAGTACTGGTTCTGATGGTACTTCAGGTAATGACGGTAGTTTTGGGACAAGTGGTATATCAGGTGAAAGTGGTAGCACTGGAACAGATGGAAGTTCAGGAAATGAGGGTTCCAACGGAACTTCTGGTTTATCAGGTGAATCAGGATCAACTGGTTCTGACGGTTCTTCAGGAGCGGATGGTAGTTTTGGTACTTCGGGGGTTTCTGGTGAATCAGGCTCAACTGGTACTTCTGGTTTAAATGGTGTTGATGGTAGTTCGGGTATCTCTGGATCAGATGGTACATCTGGATTATCTGGTGTTGATGGTTCATTTGGTACAAGTGGTTTAAGTGGTGAATCAGGATCTACGGGATCCAATGGATCTTCAGGAAATGATGGTTCATTCGGAACTTCTGGTGAGTCAGGAACATCTGGTTCAACGGGATCAGATGGTTCTTCAGGAAATGATGGTAGTTTTGGTACTTCTGGTGTTTCAGGTGAATCAGGATCAACAGGTACAGATGGTAGTAGTGGTGAAAATGGGTCATTTGGTACAAGTGGTGTTTCAGGCGAAAGTGGTTCTACGGGCACAGATGGTTCTTCAGGAAACGATGGTTCCTTCGGAACTTCAGGTATAAGTGGTGAAAGTGGTTCCACAGGATCCGATGGATCTTCAGGAAATGATGGTAGTTTTGGTACGAGTGGTGTTTCTGGTGAATCTGGTAGTAATGGTACAGACGGTAGTAGTGGTAATGATGGTTCCAACGGAACTTCAGGTTTAAGTGGTGAATCAGGATCTACAGGTAGTGACGGTACGTCAGGTAATGACGGTTCATTCGGAACCTCAGGTCTATCAGGTGAAAGTGGATCGACTGGAACAGATGGATCTTCAGGAAATGATGGTTCATTTGGTACAAGTGGTTTAAGTGGTGAGTCAGGTAGTACAGGTTCTGACGGTTCTTCAGGAGCGGATGGTAGTTTTGGTACTTCTGGTCAATCAGGTGAAAGTGGATCGACTGGAACAGATGGAAGTTCAGGTAACGATGGTTCTAACGGGACTTCAGGTTTAAGTGGTGAATCTGGTTCAACTGGAACAGATGGATCGAGTGGTTTAGATGGTTCTTTCGGAACATCTGGTCAATCAGGGGAATCTGGTAGTACAGGTAGTGATGGTTCAAGTGGTGCTGACGGTAGTTTTGGTACTTCAGGATTGTCAGGTGAATCTGGATCAACAGGTACTAATGGTAGTAGCGGTGATAATGGTTCCAATGGAACTTCAGGTGTTTCTGGTGAATCAGGGTCAACTGGTTCAGATGGTTCTTCAGGAAATGACGGTTCTAACGGAACAAGTGGTATATCAGGTGAATCTGGTAGTACAGGTACTGACGGTTCTTCAGGAAATGACGGATCGTTTGGAACTTCAGGCCAATCAGGCGAATCGGGGTCAACTGGTTCAGATGGTACATCAGGTAACGATGGTAGTTTTGGTACGAGTGGTGTTTCTGGTGAATCTGGAAGTACTGGTAGCAATGGATCTAGTGGTGATAATGGTTCCAATGGAACTTCAGGTTTAAGTGGTGAAAGTGGTTCTACAGGATCCGATGGTAGTAGTGGTGATAATGGTTCCAATGGGACTTCAGGTGTTTCAGGGGAATCTGGAAGCACAGGGTCCGATGGATCTTCAGGAAATGATGGTTCTAATGGAACTTCTGGTGTTTCTGGTGAATCGGGTTCTACAGGGTCCGATGGTTCTTCAGGAGCAGACGGTTCATTTGGTACAAGTGGTCAAAGTGGGGAGTCAGGTTCAAATGGTAGTGATGGTTCTTCAGGTTTAAATGGTGTTAATGGCGTAAGTGGGGTCTCAGGTTCAGATGGTACATCTGGTTTATCAGGTGTAGATGGTTCTAACGGTACTTCAGGTTTAAGTGGTGAAAGTGGTAGCACAGGTAGTGACGGTTCTTCAGGAAATGATGGATCTTATGGCACATCTGGTCAATCAGGTACGTCTGGGTCAACTGGGTCTGACGGTTCTTCAGGAAATGACGGTAGTTTTGGAACATCTGGATTGTCAGGTGAATCAGGTTCAACTGGTACAGATGGTTCTTCAGGAAACGATGGTTCCAATGGAACTTCAGGTATAAGTGGTGATAGTTCTTCTTCAGGTACATCAGGGTCAAGTGGATCAAATGGTACTTTAGGTATAGATGGTGAAAGTAATTTGTCATCAACGTCAGGAACTTCAGGTAGTTCGGGTTCAACTGGAACATCAGGTATTGGTGGGGATAGTAATTTGTCATCAACGTCAGGAACATCTGGATCAAGCGGTTCCTCAGGATCAACTGGTACAAATGGTACTGCTGGTGCGTCAGGTTTAAGTCAATTTTCAGGTTCTTCAGGAACAGCTGGTTCTACAGGTACAAATGGTACTTCTGGTTTATCAGCAAACTCAGGATCATCAGCAACTTCAGGTAGCTCTGCAACTTCAGGTTCTAATGGTTCATCAGGAGCGTCAGCTTCTTCAGGTACATCTGCAACTTCAGGAACTGCGGGTTCTTCAGGCTTAAGTGCATCATCGGGTTCGTCAGCGACTTCAGGTACAAACGGTACCTCAGGTTTAGCCGCTAATAGTGGTTCATCAGCAACTTCAGCTACATCAGGTAGTTCAGGTTCAGCTGGTACAAGTGGGGCTTCTGCATTAAGTGGTAGTTCAGCTACATCAGGATCATCAGCTTCTTCAGGCACATCTGCAACTAGTGGTTCTTCAGCTACAAGTGGTACGTCAGCTACATCAGGTTCATCAGGGGCATCTGCTTCTTCAGGAACATCAGCATCATCTGGTTCTTCTGCTACTTCAGGTACAAATGGTACCTCAGGATTGGCGGCTAATAGTGGTTCAAGTGGGTCATCCGCTTCTTCAGGAACTTCTGGTACAGCTGGATCAAGCGGTTCTGCTGGTTCTTCAGGTGCATCAGCATCTTCAGGAACATCAGCATCATCTGGTTCATCTGCAACTTCAGGAACAGCTGGTACAAGTGGTTTATCAGCTAATTCAGGATCATCTGCTACAAGTGGTTCATCAGCAACTTCGGGTACAACAGGTACAAGTGGTTTAAGTGGTTCAAGTAAAACATCTGGTTCATCAGGAACTTCAGGTTCAAGTGGGGTTGATGGTGCTGATGGTATTTCAGCTATTTCAGCTACATCAGGATCTTCAGGTTCTTCAGGAACAAATGGTACTGGTGGTTTATCAGGTAATAGTGGGTCTTCAGCAACTTCAGGTAGCTCTGCTACAAGTGGTACGGCTGGATCTTCAGGTTTAAGTTCTTCTGCTGGGTCTTCAGCAACAAGTGGAACTTCAGGTTCAACAGGTTCTGCTGGTTCATCAGGGGCTTCCGCTTCTTCAGGAACATCAGCATCGTCTGGTAGTTCAGCTACTTCAGGTACAAATGGTACTTCTGGTTTAGCCGCTAATTCAGGTAGTTCGGGTTCAGCTGGTTCTTCAGGAACTTCTGCGACATCAGGATCTTCAGGTTCAGCTGGGTCAAGTGGTGCGTCAGCATCTTCAGGAACTTCTGCATCAAGTGGTAGTTCGGCTACTTCTGGTACAAATGGTACTTCTGGTTTAGCCGCTAATAGTGGTTCTTCAGCAACTTCTGGTAGCTCTGCTACCTCAGGGACAGCTGGATCTTCAGGTTTAAGTGCATCATCTGGAAGTTCAGCTTCTTCAGGTACTTCAGGTACAAGTGGATCAGCTGGTTCTTCAGGTGCTTCAGCTTCTTCAGGTACATCAGCAAGTTCTGGTTCTTCTGCTACAAGTGGAACAAACGGTACTTCGGGATTGAGTTCAAATAGTGGTTCTTCAGCAACTTCAGGTAGCTCTGCTACGTCAGGAACAGCTGGAAGTTCAGGTTTAAGCGCAAGTTCTGGTTCATCTGCTACAAGTGGAACTTCGGGTTCTTCAGGTTCAGCTGGTTCAAGTGGTGCTTCAGCTTCTTCAGGAACATCTGCTTCAAGTGGATCTTCAGCAACTTCAGGTACAAATGGTACTTCAGGTTTAGCCGCAAATTCAGGGTCATCTGCTACAAGTGGGTCATCAGCAACAAGCGGTACATCAGGTTCTTCAGGAAGTTCAGCTTCTTCAGGAACCGCAGGTTCGAGTGGAAATAGTAATAGTTCTGGTTCGTCAGGTACATCAGGTAGCTCAGCTACATCAGGTACAAATGGTACATCAGGATTATCTTCAAATAGTGGTAGCTCCGCTACATCAGGGTCTTCAGCAACTTCTGGAACCGCAGGTTCATCAGGGTTGAGTGCAAGTTCTGGTAGTTCAGCTACATCAGGAACAGCTGGTTCTTCAGGATCAGCAGGTTCATCAGGTGCATCAGCATCTTCAGGAACATCTGCTTCTTCTGGTTCATCTGCGACTTCAGGTACAAATGGTACAAGTGGTTTAAGTGCATTAAGTGGATCTTCAGCAACATCAGGTAGCTCTGCTACAAGTGGTACCACTGGAAGTTCTGGTTTATCTGCTTCAAGTGGGTCTTCAGCAACTTCAGGAACATCTGGATCTTCTGGTTCTAATGGTTCTTCAGGTGCTTCAGCATCTTCTGGTACATCCGCATCTTCTGGTAGTTCCGCAACTTCAGGTACAAATGGTACATCTGGGTTGAGTTCAAATAGTGGTAGCTCTGCTACTTCAGGTTCATCAGCAACTTCAGGTACATCTGGATCTTCTGGTTTAAGTTCAACTTCTGGATCTTCAGGATCAAGTGGTTCTGCTGGTTCAACAGGTTCCAAAGGAACATCTGGTCAAAGTGCTGATTCAGGTTCTTCAGGTTCTTCTGGTAGTACTGGTACAAATGGTACGTCAGGATTGAGTGCTAATTCAGGTTCTTCAGCAACAAGTGGTTCTTCAGCAACAAGTGGTTCTTCAGGTTCAGCTGGTACAAGTGGGGCATCTGCTTTAAGCGGATCCTCAGCAACATCTGGTTCATCTGCAACCTCTGGTACAAACGGTACATCGGGATTGTCAGCAAATAGCGGTTCATCTGCGACTTCAGGTAGCTCCGCTACTTCAGGTACAGCTGGGTCTTCTGGTTTAAGTTCTTCATCAGGAAGTTCTGCGACATCAGGAACCTCAGGGTCAACTGGTTCTAACGGTTCATCAGGATTGAGTGCTTCATCGGGAACATCCGCTTCATCAGGATCAAGTGCAACATCGGGTACAAACGGTACATCAGGTTTGAGTTCTAATTCAGGTTCGTCTGCAACTTCAGGTAGCTCTGCCACAAGTGGTACGGCTGGCTCTTCTGGTTTATCCGCTTCATCAGGATCAAGCGCAACATCAGGGACTTCAGCATCTTCTGGTTCTGCTGGTACTTCAGGTGCTTCAGCATCTTCTGGAACTTCAGCATCAAGTGGTAGTTCAGCAACAAGTGGTACAAATGGTACTTCAGGTTTAAGCGCAAATAGCGGATCAAGTGCAACTTCAGGTTCTTCAGCAACCTCAGGTTCAAATGGTTCAAGCGGATCATCAGCATCTTCAGGAACAGCTGGTTCATCAGGTAATAGTAATAGTTCAGGAACTTCAGGTTCAAGTGGATCTTCAGCTACTTCAGGTACATCTGGTAGTTCAGGTTCTGCTGGTACTTCAGGTTCTAGTGCAAATAGTGGATCAAGTGCTTCATCAGGAACTTCAGCAACCTCAGGTTCTGCTGGTTCTAATGGAACATCTGGTTTATCAGGTAATAGTGGTTCATCCGCAACTTCAGGTAGCTCAGCTACTTCAGGAACAACAGGTACTTCTGGTAGCTCTGCATTGAGTGGCTCAGCTGGTAGTGCGGGTACTTCAGCAACAAGTGGAACAGCTGGTAGCTCAGGTTTATCAGCATCTTCAGGTTCATCAGCAACTTCTGGTACTGCTGGGTCATCTGGATCTAATGGATCATCTGGTTTAAGCGCATCAAGCGGTACATCAGCATCTTCAGGTTCAAGTGCAACATCGGGTACAAACGGTACATCAGGTTTAAGTGCTAATAGTGGTAGCTCCGCTACATCAGGTAGTTCAGCAACAAGCGGTACTTCAGGTTCAGCTGGTTCTTCAGCATCTTCAGGAACTGCGGGTAGTTCAGGTGCTTCTGCATCTTCAGCTACATCAGGAACATCAGGTTCTAGTGGATCATCAGCATCTTCAGGAACATCAGGTTCTAGCGCATTGAGTGGTTCTTCAGCTACATCAGGAACATCAGCAACGAGTGGGTCAGCTGGTAGCGCAGGTACTTCAGGTATAAGTGCTAACTCTGGTTCTTCTGCTACATCAGGATCTTCTGCTACTTCAGGTACAACAGGTACTTCTGGTAGATCGGGTGATTCAGGTTCAAGTGCATCTTCTGGTTCTTCAGCGACTTCAGGAACCGCAGGGTCTTCAGGATTGAGTTCATCGTCTGGTTCTTCGGCTACTTCTGGTACTTCTGGTTCAACAGGTTCTAACGGTTCTTCAGGAGCTTCAGCATCTTCAGGAACTTCAGCGAGTTCTGGTTCATCAGCAACCTCTGGTACAAATGGTACTTCAGGTTTAGCTGCAAATAGTGGATCAAGTGGTACGTCAGCATCTTCTGGTACAACTGGTACTGCTGGTACAAATGGTTTATCTCAATTAAGCGGATCTTCAGCAACTTCAGGTAGCTCTGCTACTTCAGGAACAGCTGGTAGCTCAGGATTGAGCGCTTCTTCAGGTAGTGCAGGTTCATCAGCAACTTCTGGAACAACAGGTACTTCTGGTAGTTCAGCGTTGAGTGGTAGCGCAGGTTCATCAGCAACATCGGGTTCTTCTGGATCGACTGGTTCTACTGGTACTTCAGGTGCTTCAGCAAATAGTGGTAGTTCAGCAACAAGTGGTTCATCAGCGACTTCAGGTACAAACGGTACTTCAGGTTTAGGTAGATTAAGTGGGTCTTCAGCAACAGCTGGAACGTCAGGTACTTCAGGTACGGACGGTCAATCGGCATTAAGTGATACATCAGGAACTTCTGGATCAAGTGGTTCTACAGGTACATCAGGAACTGATGGTCAATCAGGTTTAAGTAGATCTTCAGGTACATCTGGTTCAAGCGGATCTTCAGGATCAACTGGTACAAACGGTACATCAGGTTTATCTTCAAATAGTGGTTCATCAGCAACTTCAGGTTCTTCAGCAACTTCAGGTACAACTGGTACATCAGGTAGCTCAGCATTAAGTGGTAGTGCAGGTTCAGCTGGAACATCAGCAACTTCAGGAACCGCAGGTTCTTCAGGTCTATCAGCAACTTCAGGTTCAGCTGGAACATCAGCAACTTCAGGTTCAAGTGGTTCGGCTGGAACTTCAGGGGCTAGCGCATTAAGTGGTAGTTCAGCAACTTCAGGTTCTTCTGGATCTACAGGTACTGCTGGTACATCAGGTGTTAGTGCAAATAGTGGTTCATCAGCAACTTCAGGTTCTTCAGCAACTTCAGGTACAATTGGTACTTCAGGTTTATCAAGACTAAGTGGTTCTTCAGCAACAGCTGGAACATCTGGTACTTCAGGTACAGATGGTGTTTCTGCTACAAGTGATACGTCTGGAACTTCTGGTTCAAGTGGATCAACTGGAACTTCAGGAACAGACGGTCAATCAGCATTAAGTAAATCTTCAGGAACTTCAGGTTCTTCAGGTTCAAGTGGATCAACTGGTACAAACGGTACATCAGGTTTATCTTCAAATAGTGGTTCATCAGCAACTTCAGGTTCTTCAGCAACTTCAGGTACAACTGGTACATCAGGTAGTTCAGCATTAAGCGGTTCTGCTGGTAGTGCGGGTTCTTCTGCGACTTCAGGAACATCAGGTTCTAGTGGTTTAAGTGCATCTTCTGGTTCAGCGGGTACATCAGCTTCTTCAGGAAGTACTGGTTCAGCTGGAACATCAGGATTAAGTGCTAATTCTGGATCATCAGCAACCTCTGGTTCATCTGCTACTTCAGGTACAGTTGGTACATCTGGATTGTCTCAATTATCAGGTTCTTCTGGATCTGCTGGTACATCTGCGACTTCAGGTACATCAGGATCAAGTGGATCTTCAGGATCTGCTGGTACTGACGGAGCATCTGCTTTAAGTAGAAGTTCAGGTACAAGTGGAAGTTCAGGATCAACAGGTACAAACGGTACATCTGGTTTATCTTCAAATAGTGGCTCTTCTGCAACAAGCGGTACATCAGCAACTTCAGGTTCGGCAGGTACAGTTGGTTCTTCAGCGTTAAGTGGTTCTAGTGGTTCAGCTGGTTCTTCAGCAACAGCGGGAACAAGTGGTTCTTCAGGTTCAGCTGGTACAAGCGGTTTATCGGCAAACTCTGGTAGTTCAGCTACATCTGGTTCTTCCGCAACTTCAGGTACAAATGGTACTTCAGGTTTAGGTAGATTATCAGGTTCTTCAGCAACAGCTGGTACATCGGGTACTTCAGGTACAGATGGCCAATCAGCTTTAAGCGATACTTCTGGAACAAGTGGTTCTTCAGGATCAACAGGAACTTCAGGAACTGATGGTCAATCATCGTTAAGTAGATCTTCAGGAACATCTGGTTCAAGTGGTTCAACTGGATCAAACGGTACAAATGGTGCTTCAGCAAATAGCGGTTCATCAGCAACCTCTGGTTCATCTGCTACTTCAGGTACAGTTGGTACATCTGGATTGTCTCAATTATCAGGTTCTTCTGGATCTGCTGGTACATCTGCGACTTCAGGTACATCTGGTTCTTCAGGTTCAAGTGGTACATCTGGTACTGATGGCGCTTCAGCATTAAGCAAATCAAGCGGTACGTCAGGTTCTAGTGGGTCTTCAGGATCGACTGGTACAAACGGTACTTCTGGTTTATCTTCAAATAGTGGTTCTTCAGGAACATCTGCATCAAGTGGTACATCAGGTACAACGGGTACAGTTGGTTCTTCAGCGTTAAGTGGTTCAGCTGGTAGTTCAGGTTCATCAGGGTCTAGTGCGACTTCAGGAACAGCTGGATCTTCAGGTTTAAGCGGTTCTGCGGGTTCTTCAGCAACATCAGGTTCTAGTGGTTCAACAGGGTCTACTGGTACTTCAGGTGCAAGCGCAAATAGTGGTTCTTCAGCAACATCAGGTTCATCTGCTACAAGTGGTACTGCTGGTACTTCGGGATTAGGTAGATTAAGTGGTTCTTCAGCAACAGCTGGAACGTCAGGTACATCAGGAACTGATGGTCAATCAGGTTTAAGTAGATCTTCAGGTACATCTGGTTCTTCAGGTTCTACGGGAACTTCAGGTACAGATGGTCTTTCTGGATTAAGTAGAAGTTCTGGATCATCGGGAACTGCTGGTTCTTCAGGATCAACTGGAACAAACGGTACGTCAGGATTAAGTTCAAATAGTGGTTCTTCAGCAACAGCTGGTAGTTCCGCAACATCAGGAACAGCTGGAACATCTGGAGTATCACAATTAAGTGGTAGCTCAGGCTCAGCGGGTACTTCAGCAACAAGTGGTACATCAGGTTCTTCTGGTTCTTCAGGATCAGCGGGTACTGATGGTGCATCAGCGTTAAGTAGAAGTTCTGGTACAAGTGGATCAAGTGGTTCTACGGGTACAAATGGTACAAACGGAGCATCTGCTAATTCAGGTTCTTCAGCAACAGCTGGTAGCTCTGCTACAAGTGGTACTGCGGGTACATCTGGTTTAAGTTCATTAAGTGGTTCAAGTGGATCTGCTGGTTCTTCAGCGACTTCTGGTACAAGCGGTTCAAATGGAACAGCTGGTAACTCAGGATTATCTCAATTAAGCGGTTCTTCAGCATCTAGCGGTTCTTCAGGAACAAACGGTACCTCAGGTTTGAGTAGATCTTCAGGTTCTTCAGGAACCTCTGGGTCTTCAGGAACAAATGGTACAGATGGTCAGTCTTCATTAAGTAGAAGTTCTGGTACATCAGGTAGTTCAGGTAGTACAGGTACAAATGGTACAAACGGAGCATCTGCTAATTCAGGTTCTTCAGCAACTTCAGGTAGCTCAGCTACTTCAGGTACAATCGGTACTTCAGGTTTAAGTCAACTTTCAGGTTCTGCTGGAACTTCAGGTTCATCAGCATCTTCTGGTACGTCTGGTACAGTTGGTTCTTCAGCGTTAAGTGGTTCAGCTGGTAGCGCAGGTTCTTCTGGGACTTCAGGAACAGCAGGTTCTTCAGCGTTAAGTGGTTCTGCTGGTTCTTCAGCAACATCGGGTTCTTCTGGATCGACTGGTTCTAACGGAACTTCAGGTGCTTCAGCAAATAGTGGTTCTTCCGCAACTTCAGGATCTTCCGCAACTTCAGGTACAAATGGTACCTCAGGTTTAGGTAGATTAAGTGGGTCTTCAGCAACAGCTGGAACGTCAGGTACTTCAGGTACGGACGGTCAATCGGCATTAAGTGATACTTCAGGAACTTCAGGTTCATCAGGTTCAACTGGTACTTCAGGAACTGATGGCCAATCATCATTAAGTAGATCAAGCGGAACATCTGGTTCTTCAGGATCTACAGGTTCTAACGGAACTTCAGGTGCTTCAGCTAACTCAGGTAGCTCAGCTACATCAGGCTCTTCAGCAACATCAGGAACGGTTGGTACATCAGGATTGTCTCAGTTAAGCGGATCTTCAGGTAGTGCTGGATCAAGTGCAACTTCAGGAACATCAGGTTCATCAGGTTCATCAGCATCTTCAGGTAGCGCTGGTACAAGTGGTCAATCCGCAAATAGTGGATCGAGCGGTACTTCAGCGTCTTCAGGTTCTACGGGTACAAATGGTACTGCTGGTTTATCGGGATTGTCACAATT